AATTTCTCTGCCAATTCATGCGCCAATTGTAATTTTTGATAATCAATCATTCTCCAGTACTCCATACAAGTCTTAATTCATCCATAACCGATGCTATTTCATTTAAGGCTATAATGTACGCGCGTTCAGGGCACGAGTTCTCAATTTTTCTTTCACCCGATGAAACCTCAATTCTTTTTTCTCGAATTACAGCCATTAGCTTTTCGTAGTCAATCATTTGCAGAATATCCCACTAATTTATGACAGGTGATACCAACGCATTCATCACAGTATTGAAATGTTTCAGGCGAATACATGCTCATCACTGTTAAAAATCCATCATAATCCGGTTTATTTCCGGCCATAAATGAAGTTACGGAATTGCAAAGATGACATTTCATTGCATATCGATATTTATCGTCATTTGACTTTAAATTAGGTTTTATTTGATTGGTCATTTTTATACTCCCAAATAGTTATCGTCTTTCAATTCCAAACTCCACTTATTAACATACGCTTGAAAAACTTGATTCCTTAGTGATGGATGCATTCCCCATGGATATTCAATTCGAGAAGACAAAACATAGCGCTCAAACTTTTCAATGATATATTCTGGGGATAAATCCATTATTTTTTCATAAGCAGCGCAATCCTCACCAAATAATATTGATAAGAATGCAATGATGTTTGCTACTTTTTCGTTATTGGTCATTATCTATCACCCATTCATGGTTTTTATCAGGCACGAAACAAGTCGATTCACTTTGAGCGCCGAAATTATCATCTCTCCAAAACTCATCAGTCCTTATAAGCCATCCGCCAAATATTTTTGCTCTATGTGTTGTGAAATGCGGCGTGGATTCATCCACCAATTCTTCCCATTCGAATTTCATTTAAACCCCTCTAAATGTTTAATCAATGCGTCTATAGCATTATTTTTGGATTCATAAATACTATAATCTTCCAAATCGATGATATTCGTATCATGAACGACAACACGCTCTGTCTGATATAATTCGCACCGCTCAACAGCGCACTTTAATAGCTCAAATGACATTGATCCTTCAAATTCATGGTGACTAATTGCCCAGACTGTTTTTCCAATTTCGTGCTCAGAGTGTTTGTCAATTGCATCACATATCTTTTTTAGCAGCTTCGAGAATGGTGTGTTACTCAGGGATCCATGAATACGTTTTTCGTATATAGAAAGCGCCGTATTTATTGTTTCTAGTTCTTCTTTTGTGAATTCAGTCATTAGATTTCCTATAAAGTTGCACACTGCATGCCGTGCGAATGATAACTATTGCATATTGAACAGTGACGCCAATCTATTAATAATCCATTGCTTTGTTGTTTACTGTTAGGATCACTAAATACAGTTTCCAAATAAGTTAGGCTATCTTTCGAACTACAAAAACAAGATGGATTAAATGGCGCATTCATTCGATTGCAGCGTGGGCATTCCCAGGGTTGATTCATTCACCCATCTCCGTAGTAGCTAGACTATGCTTGGGCTCATCTTCTTTGTAATAAAGCTCATGGACCTGCATTGCAGCTGATTTATTTATATCAATAAGCTGATAATAGACATCATCTATTGTCATAGTCTTATTTTTAATGCCATTTAATATGGCGGAAATACTGCCCGTCATCGTGCCTATCAGAAATGCAGCCCTTTCCCCATTAATTAATAATTTCTTGATTTGTTCTTCGTTCATTATTCGCTCCACTGCGTTTTAAGCTTGCCACCAGTTAATCGCTCTAACTTATATTGCGATGCTTCTGGAACATATCCCCATTTAATCCAGTTCCTAAAACTCGCATCAGACATGCCTGTGCGCTTTCTAAACTGGTAACTGTTGCCATAAAACTTCTTTAAATCATCAGGTGTCATTCTTTGTCCTCTCAAAATGAAAATATTCTACAATAATACTTGCTATACAGCAAGAGCTATTGTAATATTCAGTTACGCAAACCCGCGTAGACTAAATAAAGTAAAGAGGTTGTAACATGCAAGATTTAAATATAAATGAACAAGAGCAATGTTTCGTTGAGAGCATTAAAGAGCTAGAAAAAGTAAACAAGCAACTAGCCAAATTAACGGTTCGAAAAGAAGAGTTAACGCGAGACATTATTGGCGCATTAGACCATGAGCATGAAGGCCAAAAGACTTATGAATATGGTGTGTGGAAAATTGAAGTAAAGACGCCATTTGTCTATTCATTGAACAAGAAACGCTATGAATCAGGCGATGTTAAATTACCAGGCGAGTTCAATCCTATTAAAGAATCCATATCCTACTCGATTGATAAACGACTATGTGACCAATACATGCAAGATGCGCCTAAGAAAGTGCGTGATGCATTGGCTGAGTTGATAGATAAAAAGCCAGGTAAGGCAGGAATCACAATAAAAGGACGCGTGTAATGATCCCACCAATTTTAATTATAGGAAAACCGGGAAGCGGAAAATCGTCTTCCCTTCGCAACCTTGATCCAAAATCAACATTTTTAATTAACGTAATTGGCAAATCATTGCCGTTTAAATCCTATAAGCGTGATTATAAAGCACTCACAGGATGGAACGATAAGGAAGGCAATCGATATGCTTCGGATAAAATAGAAAACATATTGAAATGCATCGAAGTCGTTAACAAAGGGCGCCCTGAAATCAAAACAATTGTTATAGATGATTGGCAATATATCTTGTCTCATGAGTTTATGCGCCGAGCAAAAGAAAGGTCTTTTGATAAATACAATGATATGGCTTGTAATGGCTGGCAATCCATTATGGCTTTAAAATCTTTGAGGCCAGACCTTATTTCAATTGTTATGGGCCACAGCGAGCTTGACCAGCAAGGATTTGCCAGGCTAAAAACTGTTGGAAAACTCTTAAGTGAGAAAATGGACTTTGAGGGCGAATTTGAAATGTGCTTACATGCTCGCGTTGAAGATGGTGAATATCTTTTTCAAACCCAACAAGACTGTGATTATATGGCGCGAACACCAATGGAAATGTTTGAAGAATTATTAATACCAAATGATTTGTTAATGGTAGTCAATGCAGTTAAATCTTACTTTTACGATGAGGAATAAATGTTAAGCAAGCCAAAGGAATATATATCTTTGTTGATAGAGGAAATGAAGAAAATCATGCATCACGCTTTCATTAATTATTATGAAGAAACATTTAGAGGCATGTGTCCATTGCATGTTTCTAAAGAAAAATTGGATGCTGAGATGAATAAAGTGGATAAATTACGGGATGAAATCATATTTATCTGTGGTCAATTACAAAATAATGAGGAATAAATAAATGACTGGATTTTGGGATAGCGAATTAGGAACAATAACTGGCGACGCGGCTGATGCGTTTGCCAAGACTTTTACTCAGATTCCTGATGGTACGATGGCGCTTGCCCGTATTGAGGCGTTTGTTAATGCGGAATACCAGGGAAATAAATACTTAAGTATTGACTGGCTATTAACTGATGGTGATTTTAGAGGCCAAAAGGTCAATCAAAAGCTTAAAGTTTATGGTGATCCCCGCGCTGAAGATCCCGCAAAAGCGCGTCACCGTGCGCTTAACATGCTGAAATTAATCTATCAGCTATACAATACTAAGCCAAAACATGCGGGTGAACCTACAGATGCCGATTTGGCCATATTTATCGGTAAAGCTGCTGGTATTCGTATTCGAGAAACAGAGCCAGATAAAAGCACTGGACGACAATACAATTGGGTTGCTGAGATTCATGAAGCCAAAGGTTTTAAATGCGAAACAGGAACAAGCCTGGTAGTTACGCACAATAATACTCAATTTAATAATAGTGCCGTTGAGAGCGCTTTTAGCCGTAATGCATCATTGCCTAATGCAGAAAGTCTAGATGATGGAATACCGTTTTAAATGACCAAAAATAAATTAACAAAGTTAATAGAAAAATCGCAAGAAAAGACCATAGATGACACGCGCGACTATATCGGAGCCTCAAGCATAGGCTCCGATTGTTTGCGTCAAATCTGGTATCAATTTAAGGGGATTAAGGCCGAATCAGTTCCTACCAAAATGAGACGAACTTGGGCTATAGGTAAAAGGCTTGAGGGATTAGTCATTGAATGGATAGAAAACACAGGCATTAAAATTGACAAAACCCTTAAAACATACCATGCAAAAGATATGCCATATTTTCAGGGTCATTTTGATGGGCTTCTTTTTATAGGCAAGAAACAGGCTATTTTAGAGATAAAAACCGCTAAAGATGCCAGCTTTAAGATATTTGTTAAGAAAGGCGTAAAGGATTGGAATCCGCAATATTATGCGCAAATTCAATCTTATATGGGCATGAGCGGAATCCATAGCACATATATCATTCTTTTGAATAAGGATAATAGTGAGTTATCAGATGAATTAGTGACATTTGATGCGGAATTCTATGCGACTTTGGTGAATAAAGCGCAAATGATTTATGGGGCAAGTATTGAGCCGCCTAAGATTAATGGGTCGGCACTTTGGTTTGCCTGCAAGATGTGTAAGTACAATAAGGTTTGTCATAAATAATAAAAGGAAGGTAGATGAGTGAATTTAGCGAATTAAAAGGAAAAACACTTGTTAGCATAGACGGTGGTGAAGGTGATGATTTTATGATTTTTGATTGCGACGATGGATCAAAATATCAAATAAAATATTATCAAGACTGTTGTGCATATTGTTGTATTTATGATATTTGCGGCGACTTACAAGATTTGATTGGCCATCCGATTCTTGTTGCAGAAGAAGTTTATAGTCATGATCATTTAGATGGGACTAAAACAGACGATGATGATTCATTTACTTGGACTTTTTATAAATTAGATACTGTTAAAGGTGGTGTCACCATTCGTTGGCATGGGTCATCTAATGGTTATTATTCTGAAACAGCTACATTTGAGCAATTAGTTAAACCATCTAGGACGTTAAGACCGCCAGAGATGGCGCGAGATATTACCCCTCAAGACCAGGTATTAAGTGCCCATGAATTCCTAAAGCAATTCCTATCTAAATTTGATCATGCACAACGTGGTGGAGTCCATGATTTCATGGAATTAACACTATTTAATATGGTGAATTCATCCATAAAGAATATTGATGATTATTTACAAACTGGGCACAAGCAAGTGGATGCTACAGAAATCATGCATATCGTTGTTGATTCCTATCAAAAGGTGCTTGATGGCGTGAAGCGTAATTTAGAGGCTATGAATACGGTGAATTTTAGATGAATCCTCAAAAAGAATTAGAAAAGCATTTTCAAAGATGCAAAAAATGTGGTCGCTGGGAACCAAGGTCTTATAAACCAAATGAAAAAAAACATGAATGCCCTGATAGTAAAAATTTTTGGGTTCCAAAAAAATTTGAAGATGGAAAGCATGTATATGGATAGGATGAATTTTAGATGAAAAAATTAATAGGTTTGGTGGGTCTATGTGCTTTATTGACTGGATGTGGTGACGATCCATTTAGTGATTATTCCTCAATAAAAGATACAGACTATGCGCTAATCAGATTAGAAATGCAGAGATGTTCTCATGTAGACACTGAAGGAAGTTTTACAGCTAGCATGCGATGGTCGCCTAAAACCGATTGTTTAAAGCATTTACAAACAAGAATCGTCTCCACTGGAAATAAACTAAATAATGAAGGATTGTTTTAGATGAAATGGTTAAGTATTAAAGAATATACGCCCCCTGCATGCACTAATGTATTTATCCGAGCCATAAATACTGGCGATTTCACATATGATCGATGTTTTGTGGGATTTGTTGAGGACTTTACGTTCATTAAAAATTTAATCAGATGGGAATTGGAGGCTCATTATGATATTGACTTGTCCGATTATACTGTGACTCATTTCGCCATAATTGACCCCATTGAAATAGAGAAATAACAAATGAAATTCATAACACCATGGATAGTACCAAATCATAAATTCAAAGAGTTCTGCAATTGTCGATATTTTGGTGACAATTATTATATTGAGTCAATTTTGCGTCATGATGATAAAAACTATTGTGTAATCACCAATGGATCCTATCCATTTGTAGCTACAAAATTACAAGAGATATTAAATAATGATGAGAGTGAAAAATGACTCAAGAGGAAGTTGATTTAATTTATGATTATTTGCATGAGAATTATGAGTATGAGGATGGTAATTTAATAAGAATTAATAATAATAAGTTTCATAAAAAAGGCACTTCTTTGGGATCATATTTTTATAATTGTAAAACACCATATATTAAAGTTACATTGAATATAAAACAAAAAAATATGTATTTTCCTTTGTCTCATTTGATATGGATTTATTTTAATAAAGAAATTCCTGAAGTTATAAATTATAAAGACGGAAATTCAGTAAATAATAGATTTGATAATTTAGAACATTTATCAAAAACACAAATGCAACATAAAAAAAGAGAGCTAAAAGAGTTTAAAGGATATAAAGAAAATAAGCTTAAGGATGGCACTCCTGTTTATAGGGCCATAATTAGCTTAAAAGGAACTAAAATTTCTCTTGGACAATACAAAACAATCTCGGAAGCTTTATATATATATTATAAGGCAAAAGAAATTATACTAAATAATAAGGATATCACTTGCGATGAATTAAGAAAAAAATTTAGAGTCTTTAAATATCCTAAAGGTGTAACAAAGAAAGGCTCTATGTTTGTAGCAAGAATTAATCGCAACAACAAAAGGATTTTTATTGGATCATTTAAATCAATGCATGAAGCTCATAATGCATACTTAAATGCTAAATCAGAAATTAATAAATGAAAACACTTAGGCCTTATCAAGAGGATGCTGTAAAAGATTGTTGGGATGCTTTGAAGAAAAATGATGAGCCCGTGCTGTTGATGGCATCAGTAGGTGCCGGAAAATCCTTGATGTTGGGATCTATTCTGTTAACTATGCAAAGAGCAAATAAAAAAGCTTTGTGTTTGGTTAATAATGCCGAGTTGGTTAGAAATAATTGTGAAACATTCAGAGAACAAGGCGGCTTGGCTTCAATATTTTGCGCTGCGCTGGGAATTAAGGACATATCCCAATCTATTATCTTTGCCACTCCGCAAACTATACTTAACGCCATTAATAAAAATCACCCTATTTCTGATATAGATTTTAATATGATTATGGTTGATGAAGCACACGCCATAAATTATTTAAATCATAGGTCATCATTTATGCGTGTGCTTCGACATTATAAACAGCAGTATAAAAATATGAGAGTCTTGGGCGCAACAGGGACTAATTTTCGATTCAAAGGTACAAGCATCGTCGGAACTGATTGTCTTTTCAAAACGCAAGTTGGAAATATCACTACTGAACATTTGATTGCACAAGAATACCTAATCAATCCTCATTTTGAAATAGATAAAGATTTGGTTATCGATTTCTCAAAAGTCAAAGTAAAACGTAATGGACAGTTTGACCAAAAACAATTGGAAATAATAATTGAACAAAGTGCCAGGCTTACCGAATTAATATGTAAGCAAATAATTCATATTATGGAATCACAAAATCGTTTCGGCGTGTTTTTGTTTGCTACCACTAAAAAGCATGCAGAAGAGATTTATAGTCATTTACCACCAGATCGCACCGCAATTATATTAGGGGAGACACCACAACATGAACGCACTGAAATTCTTGATAAAGCCCGTAGTGGGGCCATACAGTATCTTGTCAATATTGCTATCATTAGCGTTGGCGTGGACGTTCCAGCTTATGATACCATCGCTTATCTTAGGCCTACAGAAAGCCTCGTCTTACTCGTCCAAACCATGGGTCGCGTCTTGCGACTGTCATCCGCAACAAACAAACAAGAAGCCCTAGTCCTCGATTTTGCAGGAAACATCGAAAGACATCGCGATTGGGATAATCCTGTATTGCAAGCCGCCGTCAAACAAACCATAGATAAAGACAAGCCATTAGTAATGATATGCCCCGCTTGCAGCGAATTAAATACAGAGCATGCAAGGCGATGTATAGGCGTAACCAATGATGTGCGATGTGATTATTACTTTGAATTTAAAGAATGCCCCAATGAAGATTGCAGAGTTCAAAATGATATAAGCGCACGTCATTGCCGCATATGTGAAACTGAAATTATAGACCCAAACGCAAAACTCACCCTAGAGGCGGTTAAGAAACTTTCAAAAGAAGTACAAGTTCACAGCTCAAAATACATGATAACTGGCACACAATCAGGATTTAGAGTGCATTGCGAATACCATTGCAAAGACTCCGATAATAACCCAGGAATCATCCGTGAGTCGTTTTCCTCTAATAGCGAAAAATCACGCCATGTGCTTTATGGGCATC